AATAAACCAATTTAAAACTTTATTTCTATCAGGCATGTTACCACCACCTTCATGTGCAATAGGAAAATATCCTTTCCATCCATTTACTGCAACTGCGATACCTACTACTTCACCATTACCGATTATAGAACCTGAACCTTTTACTTTTAAATCAGGATCTCTTGTTTCTAAGTCAATTGCAATTTCATGAGCTTCTCTTAAATCGGGAAACTCTGTAGGTTGTAACCATTCTGTTTGTGGCACTATCATATTAATCTAGTCCAAAAGTAATAAGTACATATAGTCATAAAACATAAATCATAAACTGCTATTGGATTCATTTCTTTTTACCCATGTCTTGCATTTTTTTAATTTCTAATTCACAATAATGAATCACTTTCTCTAAATCTTGTATGCCATTTTTATTTTTGTAACGACATACATACTTAATAACATTTCCTTGAAAAAAAGAAAGGTCGTTCTTAGAAATAAATTCATAAGGTTGAATGTAAAAGTCTCGATAGTGACTTCCACCTATCTGTTTATCTTGTGGAAATGCATCTTTAAATATATCTTTACTTGTCATATATTATACTCCGTTAGTTTGTTTTTAGTTTTCAATTTATATAAATTATTTTTTGCTCTAGTTATCGCGACGTACCAAACTCTATCTTCTTCATCTCTTTTTTCATTACTCTTTCTAATGGAACGTTGAATTTTTAATCCTTGATGCAATGACAATATTACATTATCTTCTTCTCCACCTTTGATAGAATGTATTGTAGAAACTCTTATCCTTGCATCTTCATCTAAATTTTCTTTCTTATCTAACAAACTTCTAATATAGTATTTTTCTTTTTCATGTGCTTTAGTAAATAAAGTATACCAATCTATTTTATCTTTTAGTTCTGTTTTATCTGTATATTTTAGTATGTCTTTTAATTCTTTTTCATCTAATGAGTCAGGATTAGTGACCCATTTATTATAATTTTTTATAGCTTTATATAATTTTACAGAATAGCTTTTATCTTTTTTATGCATGTAATAATAATTTTTTCTTTTTAATATTTGCATTATATCATTTGCCTGGTCCCTGATTCTTGTCAATATTAACCACTTGCCTTTATTTAAATCTACTTGTTCAATATTTGATATATAAGAAGAAGATCCTTTATAGTTTCTTGGATAATAAACTTTTGGTTTTCTTAAACCTCTAATTCTACTAATAGGTTTTGCAGATTCATTTTGAATAGTTGATGACACTCTTTTAGAATATATCAAAACTTTTTCTTTTGCAGGTTCAGTTATAAATCTATTAACATCTGCTCCAGCCCAGGCAAATATAGCTTGGTCATCATCTCCTGCTAAATAAATATCTTTAGTATAATTTTTTAAAACATCATAAAGCATCCACTGCAATGGTGATAGGTCTTGTGCTTCATCAATAAAAATAACATCAAACTTAGGAATTTTATCATAATGTATTAATAATTTTATCATGTCATTAAAATCATATAATCCATACGCATTTTTGTACGCTAAAAAATTTTTATAAAGATGAAATAATAAAGTTTTGTCTATTTCTTTCCTGTTATACTCTCCTAAATTATATTCATGTCTAACAGTTGTGTCTTTGTTTATAGCTCTTTGTATTATTCTAAAGTATTCACTATCAGATCTTAAATAATTTGTTTCTTCTTTATTTTTTTTATCAGAGAATTTTATTCTTATACCTAAATTATTTCCTAAGATTTGATAATGCATTGGTTGCATCACATTCTCTTCATTAATACCTAAAGTTTTATATGCAAAAGAATGAAATGTTTGAAAGTATGGTATTTGATTTTCTTCTGCAGGCATTCTTTTTCTTGCTTCTTCTGCAGCCTTTCTTGTAAACGCAAAATATCCTATCTTATGTAAAGGTGTTCCTGTCCGATTATAAGCTTTAGCTCTTGATATAAGTTTGTATGTTTTACCAGTGCCTGGAGGACCATAGTATTTATATATCACGCAATATCCTCTTCTATTTCTATAATTTCATCAGGCGGTTCGTCTTCTTTAAATTTTTCATAATCTACCTCTAATACTCTTATTTGAGGAAAAGATTCTTTTTGATCTTCTGATTTAGGAAATCTTTTTTGTTTGTAGAGTGCATTAAAATATTTTTTTATATCTTCCAATGTCTTATCACTTTTGATAGACCACCCATGATTTCTTTTTAACTCTTCATAAAAATGACCAAAGGTAAAATATGCTTTTCCATTTTCTATTAATACTGAACCATTTTTAAATGTTGCAAAGCTTTCTGCTTGTGGTCCATTTATCCACGCTTTAATTTCATTAAATAAAATACCAATTGGTTGTGTTTCTTTCTCAGGATATTCAGATTGAGCGGTGCTTAATAATCCATTTATCATTTGCGTAAATGCAGTATTTTTCATAGTTGGAGGGAGTATTCCAACATGAGCTGCTAATAATGCTTTAATTCTTTTTTGTTCAACAAGGTATTCAATATTTTTTGCAAATACTTTTTTAAGTTTACCTGATGGCATTTTAATATCTAATTCAAATGCAGGTTCAGGTCTGTATTCCCATTTAGTTATACCAACTATCTCAGGCCAATCTGCAAGTACTTGACTTCCTATTCCATATTTTCTAGTCAAACAAACATTTTTATTACAGAAACTACTAACAGGTTTGCCATGACATTTGTAATTAGCAGTTTCTTTTTTCCATAAAATTATTTTTGAATCTATTTTTTTAGTGTCCCAACTAACATCATAAACGAGTAATTCTTCTGCTTTATCTTTTACAGTTTTTTCCCATGAGTCCGGAAATCTTTTTTTTGCCCAAACCATAATGTTATATAAAAATTCATCTCTACCATCAGGTAATTTACTATGTGCTCCACCATCTTCTGGATCTGAATAAGTTCCTTTTTCTAATTGACCACAGATTACAGATAAACACGGCGGTCCATCTTTAAATTCATCACTTTGTCCAAGTAGTGCATCACTTATTTTACCTGTTTTTATTTCATATAATTCTTTTTTACTTTTAGAATTTAATTTAACTACTTTCATAAACATATCAAAGTCCATATCTTCACCATTAGTAAACATGGCAACTCTTTCTTTTTTTTTTTTTTTTTGAATGTTTATAAAACTACCAACTGATTTATTTCCATCAGCTCCTTCTGATTTTAATGTAGTTTGTTTTGGATATACTTCTGTACTAGGTGGTAAACCTAATATAAATAACATGTCTTCTAAAAATTCTCTTATCTCTGATGCCTTAACTTTTTCTTTTGTAAATAGATATAAATGTAATCCACCACTTTTTGATCGAACAGGTATCAGTGGTAAATTTTTATTTTCTATTATTTCTAAATATTTTTGTGGACTAAACGTTGAATAGTTTCTTGGATCAATATCTATCGCACCAAAAACTGCTTCATCATTATCATCACAAGGTTGTATACCTATAGATCTTTTTCCTTCTAAATGTTCAACGTAGTGATTATCTTTTAATGGTCCCCAATCAAGTTTAGACCAACCATAATCTTTCTTTTCAAAATATTTTTTACCTGTAGCAGGGTGTATCTTTGCATTTTGTACATTACAATATCCATATCTACGTCTTAACCCACTAAATATATTTATAAAATCTTGCATCTTTCAATTGTATTAAAATTGTAATGGGCGGATCCAGATCTCCCTTAGCCGCCCACTCCCGCGGAATTACGCTATGTCTTCAGTTTGACTTTGAGCTTTTTCGTATTTAGGTTTAGCATCACCTGAATTTACTTCTGCATGAAGCTTTCTAGCTTTTTCATAAAAGTCTGCTTCAACAGGATCAGAACCATTTACCATTCTAAGTAAAGATGGTTTATAAACATGCCAAGTTTTATCTCCTGAACTTTTTTCAGCGGTCTGTAATTTTACAAACGCAGAATAAGTAGATGCTTGATAAGTACCTTCTTCATCAGTTATTGAAAGACCACTTACAATGTCATTTAACCTTCTGGCCGGTGTAAGGTTAGAAGATCGCATTGTAATTAATGCTTTTCTTGGTTGACCCTCTACTTTTACAATAACGAAAAAATAAATAGTTTTTTCAACATAGTTACCATTTGGTAATCTATATTTAATACCACGTATTTCTTCCTCTGCATCAGCAGGCACTGTTAAATGGGTTGCAACAGGTGCAGATGGGCTATCACCTAACTCCTGCCACTCTGGCCATCTAGTCATTGATTTAGCTACAAGGACTTCGATACCTTCGTTACCATCCATAGGCTTTCCAAAACTATTGGAATATATCATACCAGGTTCAGCTCCTTCTACATGTTTTGCACTTCTAGAGTTACACTCTGGTGATAGTTGATGTAAGATTTTCAGAATCGGTGTTGATACGTCATCTGATTTAATTTCCTCTGCACCTTTACCTGCATCAGCTCTAAAGTTTACAGAGACTAGTGCACCTGCACTATTCTTTTTTACGACTTGTTTGTCCATACTATTTACTCCTTTATTGGTTTAGTATTTTAGTTGTTTATTTTTTATTAGTTACACTAGTTCTTTTACCTTCTA